ATCCGCCGTCCATCGATTCTGCGCTGCGGTCGCGCCAACATAAGCCGCTGTCGCGCGCTCGGCAAATTGCCCGATCTCCGCTTGCTGACTTCCAGCGATCTCATTCTTGTGATCTAGATAATACTGATACGCACCCGCCTTGTTGGTAGCCGCGAGCGTCTGGATCACTTGCTTATGCAGGTTGGTGATATCTTCCTCGTTCACCGCTTTCAAAATCTTCGATCCGTCTTCACCGGTCCAGCCTTTACGCGCTGCTTGGTAAGCGTTCATATTCTTAATGCTCGCCATCGACGACGCCACTACGTCAGCCGATGGGTTAGCCGCGGCGAGATTGATCGTGTTGATCTTGTCAGCCTTCCAAGTCTGGTCATGGCTGATCTCCATTTGACCGCTCTCGAACTTGGATAACTCCGCGAGGCTTTGAAGCTGCAATTCAGTCGCGCGCTTCGAGTAAATGCGTTTCTGCGCGTCATTCGCAAGACCGTCCACGTTCTTCGAGATGCGGTCTTTCCACCACGTCGCGGTTTCAGCAGTAAGTCCTTTGGCGTAAGCACCTTGCCGATTGGTGCGCACATCCTGCTCATATGCTACGTAATCGGCCTTGTCCTGCGCTTCAACCTTTAAAATAGCATCCGCGTTCTCGCGCTCCTGCATGTGGTACGCAACCGCACCTAGACCGATCCCCACAACCTGAAGCGAACGGCCAAACGCCAGTTGGTCAGTAGCACCCGCATCAAGCAATCCGGGCGACGCAATGCTCTCCACCCGCGTACCGGGCAGCGGCGCGGGTTGAGCCTGCGGATTGTTGTATACAGGAACTTCCATTAGGAGATCGATGCTCCGCTTTTACGGATGTTGTACCAGCTCGATGCCACCGAGCCCACACCGGTAAGCAGCGTGGTCGCTGCACTCAGACCAGGGCGTTCTAGACCAGCTCTATACCGTAAGAGCCGCGCGTTGTTCCGGTCGTTGGTCGCAGCCACGTCGTAACCCCACGCTTCTTTGAGCGCGTTGTCTCTGATGACTTGAGCATCGCGCTCGCCCATCATTTCAGTGCCTTCGAGAATAGAAAGCGGTGATCCGCTCTCAAGGCTCACACCGCTTGCCGCCATGCCGGCGCGTTGTTGCCCTTCAAGCTGCCGGGTTTTCAATCGGGAAGCATTCACCGCCACATCGCCACGGTACTTCGCATCAGCCGAACGCGCACTGTCGAGCATCGCATTGGTTTCAGCGGTGTTCGCTTGAATGTCGTAAGCCGCGCGATCCGCTTTGCTCTTGGTGTACGCCGCAGCCGTGGACATGATCGTACCTGCGCCTTGGATACCGAGCGCCGTTGTTCCTACGTCAGACCCGCTGCACATGGTTCACTTCCTTTCTCATACCGATGCCGTGATAGTGATAGCCAAGAGCCGAAAACATTTTCGCAGTCTTGTCGTTGTCGATCCCGGCGCTCACGCCAAGCTCAAGCATCTTCACTCCACGCTCTGCGGCTATGGTTTCAAAAGTTCGAATCAATCGCAAGAACGCCGAGCAGCCACGATGCGCTGACTCCACGAAAATCGCCACGTCCGAAGCGATTTTGTCGCGGCCCCAAAGATGCTCGATCACGACAAAGGCCAGCAACCCAACGATGTACTCGCCTTTGCACGCTACTAAAAGACTTTCGTTGTCGATCAATCGACTAATGACTAGAGCCGCCTTCTCGTCAGAAAAATCCAACTTCATGAAGTTCGGCCCCTCTGCGCGCATCCGTTTTCCGAGCGCTAGCAGAACTTGCGCATCAGCCTGTACCGCTAATCTGATCTCAACCACCGACAGCCACCTTGAGCGACATCGACAGCACTGTAAGCGGCAACGGATTCTCCTGACGGATGGCAATACCCCCGTCCTGGTTCCAACTCGGGTCAATCTTAACCGGCAGCATTCCGCTGACCATATTGGGCGGCGAGCCCCAAGGTTCCGTTGTGCGCTGCTTGATTTCACGCAGCTTCGCCAAGCTCGGACCCACCTTGATAGTTGACGATTGGTAGACACGCAGCATCACTTCATCCACGTTCTTCGTCACACCCTGCCCGAGCGCCGCAGCTTCGTAGGAAAGCGGCAACGTTTCAAGATCACAATTATAACCCAAGCCAATCGACACCACGCTCGCCGCCTGCGGCAAGGTGATCGACCCGTTGGCGACAACAAGGCCCGGTATCACCGCGCCGTCCGCAAGAACCGCAACCGCTGCGCCTTCTAAATGATAGAGCCCGCCTGAAAGAGTTGTGACCGGTGCTCCGTTGTAAGTGCTGCCGGCGTCCACAAAGAAAGAAGATGCGAGCGTAGTCAACTGCCGGGTACGCTGCCGCTCAAAATACCGTACCGTTCGCCCATTGATTATCCGCTTGACGATTGCGTAGAGCACTTCTTCCGTGCCCTCGGGTGTTGCACATACCGATTCGAAAAAACCATTAGTGTCACGGTGAAACCACGCAGCCACTTGCTGATCGGGCACGTAAGTCAACCCAAGTAATACACCATCTGAACGCACCGACCACGCAAACGAGTAAGGCGCTCGCGTGTACGCCATACTCTTGATCGTGAACGTATCAAAAAGATGCGGAGCCATAACCGAGAGATCAGTCGAGCGATAACTCTGCTGCTGCCACACAAAATTAAGCTCTCGAACTCGGCAACCTCTATCCTGAGGATAGAGCACCGAACCGCCCACCACTACCGGCGACACATTGCTCGCTCCTATGTAGTCTTCCGGCGTGTACGAAATATTTGAGGGTGTAGTCGGACCTTGCCCGCTTGAATTGATCTTCCACTCACCGCCTGACGTGAGAAGAAGCAAATCCGTACCAGGAACGATATGCCGTATTGTATCCGCACGTCGCGCTTTGAGTTGCACTTGTATAGCGTCATCAGCCAACCCAGGTATGCGAAATGTTAGATTGCTCTCAGTTCCAGAGCGCGTAGCAAAAACACCTTGTGGAGCATTGTTTGTACCAGCGAACCAACGTCGCCCTTGCCAATACCCCACAGCGCTAGGGAAATTGTTTGCACTCGATATAGGATCATTCGCAACTGGCGGTGCGAATGTAGCGTCAGGAAGAATATTGTTATCAATAAAAGTTCCTGGAAGCGAAGACGAACCGATGAAACCAAAAAGACCATTTAGTTTTTTGTAGATGTTGTAGCGTGAAAAAGTTACGTTGGATGGTAGTGGAGCTGCGACAAGCCTAACGCTGTTGTTGTGTCCTGCCACAGTAAGATCGTTGTAGACCCCCACAAGCCGAGCAAGTCCAGTAAAGGCAGTCGCCGCACCAAGTGCCGTCGTGTTCAAAGCGACACCAGTTATTTCATCTTTCAGCGAAAACGTAGTCGGGCTCGGCACAGAATTGACCAAACCGAAATAAGGCTGTGGAAGCGCCATACCTTGCAAAGATTCGATTACCACCGGATCGTTGACTACAAAGCCATGAGCAACATTAGTGGTGAACACACCCGGATTCGCGTTAGTGGCACCCTGTATCCAACCAGCGATTCCTTGCGTAGTTCCACCACCGCCGTAAGGTGATAGTGCGCTCGTATCCAGCCCCACCAGAGATGTCAGTCTTCGTATGGTGAAGTGCGTAGCATCGATTACCGAAAAAACAGCTCCAATAAAATACCCGAACCAGCCATCTAGACCGGCGATGTTCGATAAAGCAAGTATCTCCCCGACAACTATGCCAGTAGGTGCGGCGGTTTGAAATACCCCAGGATTAGCATTGGTCACGCCAATGATACCAACCACCGCACCGGTTAAAGTGTGCATTCGTGGGCGATATGATTGCGATTCTTCCAACGTGCTATTCACAACAAAAGTAATAAGATACTCTTGCAACGTCGGCGTTCCGCCACCGCCAACAGTGAACATAATTGGATCAGCGGAATTAGTTGGCACTGCTATCTGAGCCAAGCTAATCGGCGTCAACGTCCAGTTCACCGCCCCAAGCCGCTTCAGCTCCCGCTTGTCGTAACTCGGATGAACAATCGTCATCACGTCTGCCGACTGCGTGTAATGCAAATCAGCAAGATCAGCTTCAATATACGGCGTTGCTATCTCGTACACCCGCGCGCCCGTTCCGCCCGCAGTGTACGCACCATAAGCTGTTGTATTGATCTTCGTGCCGTCGAAATAAAAAAGCTCGTAGGTGTTCGCAGCTTTGTTCGTGACCACAGCAAAGCGCCCATTCAATTGCGTCATGCCACCGATACCAGACAGGAACACAGTATCGCCGTTGGCATAGCCGTGAGCATTCTGCGTCACTACACCAGGATTGGCCTGCGTGATCGCCGTAATCGCACCACCCGCTTCGAGCACCGTACCGGCTTGCGTGTGAAAACGAATGTACTGATCGCCAAACTCCAATTGGTACGCTTGAGCTGTGTTGAAGATGAAAGGAATCAACACCGACTGTTTGGCGCTGTTCTTCGTTTCAAGAATGTATTCGAACCCAGGACTGTTCACCACAGGCCCATGCGGCAACACTTCAAAATTGCGGCACGTCTTGAGCCCTGTCTGGTATTTGGTTAGATCAATACGCCCAAACAATTCAGGCGTGATCTCGCCGGCAGCGAATGACCGAGTGAGAGTTGCGATTCTCATGCGCGAGCTGCAATCGAGGCCGGCGTTGAGTTGTTGTAGGGATTTGATTGCCGGGCATTCGCATCCGATTCTTTAGCCCTCGGCAAATCGAAATCGTGAAAAATCTTGAGCTGTTCTTTGGCAACACCCGTGCCGTCCGTCCCTTTGATGATCGGTCCCGCGAGAAACGATGCGAGAAATCTTCCGAGCGCCAACACCATCAGCGGCGTGAACTTATTTAGATCGGTCACACCGATCTGAAAAATCATCTGCGCTGAATCTGTGTTCGTGTACACCACTGAGCTGCCATCGTCTAGACTCTCTACGACAAAATCCTGCGAATTGAGAGTATCGCTTGCAGCCGGCGTAAGGATATTAGTGTTGACCGTCGAAAACAAATCGGGCAGCGCATTCGGCATCAACACCGCGATTGGGCGCACACACAAATTGGGAAGCGCGTAAGCGAATGCCCAGCCGATAGGCGGTGAAATACTCAGCTTGGCGAGATTGGCGCGCCGCGTGCAGCAGCGCCATGGATGCATTTCGAGAAGCGCATCGCGCGCTATCGGATAGAACCGCGCGGCGTGCATTGCCTGTACGCTACCGTCAGGCGGATCAATCGCTGTGACTATCGCCTCATCACCGATATGCCCGAGCGCCGTGTTGACCACGTCGATTTCCGATGCCATGCGCTTCCCCTAACAAAAAGGGGGCCGCGAAGCCCCCTTTATTCTCAACGACCTTTGCAGCCGGTGGCTAGGCGAGATCGTCGGCGAGAACCGCAGGCTGACCGGCCTTGACCGGTTTGAACCACGACGGAGGGATAACGATTTTCTTGCCGGTTTCTTTCCCGAGCACATCCTTCTCGTTCTCCACCTTGGCCGTCATAGCCGAC